TAAATATTATTGAATACTATCGGGACAATGACCCGACTCAAAAGGAAGAGTAGCTATGGCAAAGAAAAAGAGTTCACCCGATGCATTTGTCTATAACGCCACCTTAGACCGTATAATTGATGGCGATACGTTCGATTGCGTACTTGATCTTGGCTTTGATGTCAAGCTGCACAAACAGCGGGTCAGACTGCACGGAATTGACACCCCTGAATCTAGGACTAGAAATTTAGCTGAAAAAAAACTTGGCCTAGCCGCAAAAGAACGGCTGAAAGAGCTTTGTGTTGGCAACTTTAAAGTGAAATCACTTGGAAAAGGTAAATACGGCAGGATTTTGGGTATCCCTTATGCGGAAGATGGGCAGGATATTTGCCAAATGCTTATTGATGAGGGTCACGCCGTGGAGTATCACGGAGGCAAGAAAGTTAAGGTTTGGGCAGGAGACGTCTAAGATGAGAATTTCCGAGGAAGGTAAGGCACTGATTAAGAAATTTGAGGGTTGTGAACTAGAGAGTTATCGCTGCAGTGCTAATGTCTTAACAATCGGTTATGGCCATACCAAAGGTGTGAGCGATGGCGACAGTTGTACGCAAGATGAAGCAGACCAGATGCTGACTGATGACCTAGAAGAATTTGAAGGCTATGTGGACAAGCTGGTTACTGTGGATCTGGAGCAAAATGAATTTGACGCTCTGGTTGCTTGGACATTTAATCTTGGCCCAACCAATTTGAGATCAAGCTCACTTCTGGCCGCCCTAAATGAAGGCAAAAAGTCAGAAGTACCAGCGCAGATAAAGCGTTGGAATAAAGCGGGTGGCAACGTATTGAAGGGACTTATTCGCCGCCGAGAAGCGGAATCTTTGCTTTGGGAAGGCAAAGAATGGGGTCAAGTTTAGTCTTTGGCTATGCAGGAGCTCTCATTAAAAGACTTTGACATTCTGTCTCAGCAGGACAAGACAGAGGCCGTTGCGCTTTTAAACCGGTATGACCAGATAGAATTACAAGAAAAGTGCCAAGGCTACTTTATCAGCTATGTGAAGCACTTGTGGCCAGAGTTTATTGAGGGCCGGCATCACAAGATCATTGGCGAAAAGTTCAACAAGATTGCGCAAGGCAAGCTGAAACGGCTGATAGTATGTCTGCCCCCAAGGCACTCTAAGTCAGAGTTTGCCAGTACCTATTTTCCCAGCTGGATGATGGGGTTGCGCGGTGATTTGAAAATAATACAAACGACTCATACGGCAGAGCTCGCTGTACGCTTTGGTCGCAAAGTCAGAAACATGATTGATAGCGCTGAGTACCAAAACATCTTTCCAGAATTAAAACTGCAAGCGGACAATAAAAGCGCCGGGCGCTGGACTACCAACCAAGAAGGTGAATCATTCTACGCGGGCGTGGGTGGCGCGATAACAGGCCGTGGCGCGGACCTGCTTATTATTGATGACCCTCATTCCGAGCAAGACGCCTTATCACCGACAGCAATGGAATCCGCCTACGAATGGTATACCTCTGGGCCTAGACAGCGTTTACAGCCTGGCGGAATCATAATAATAGTTATGACGCGCTGGAGCACCAAAGACTTGGTTGGTAAGGTGCTGAAAAATCAAAGCGCAGAGCATGCTGACCAATGGGAGGTCGTCGAGTTCCCAGCCATCATGCCCGACTCCGAAGAGCCTCTTTGGCCAGAGTTTTGGAAAAAGGAGGAATTGCTCTCGGTTAAAGCGTCTCTACCAATCGCAAAATGGAACAGCCAGTGGCTCCAAAACCCGACGGCTGAGTCCGGCTCGATCGTCAAGAGAGAGTGGTGGAATCGCTGGGAAAAAGAGGGCGTGCCACCGTATTCATACGTTATTCAAAGCTATGACACCGCATTCTCCAAGAAAGAGACGGCTGATTACTCTGCAATTACTACATGGGCTATTTTTAAGCCAGGTATTGCGGGCGATGAAGATGCTGACCAGATAATGCTGCTAGACGCCAAGCGCGTGCGGGTTGATTTCCCAGAGCTCAAAAAGCTGGCGTGGGAGGAGTACAAGTATTGGGAGCCCGACTGTGTTCTGATTGAGGCCAAGGCTACCGGCACGCCATTGACTCAAGAGCTTCGCAGAATGGGAATTCCGGTTACCGCCTATACGCCGAGCCGTGGGCAGGATAAGGTGGCCCGAATGAACTCTGTTGCCCCGATCTTTGAAAGCGGTATGGTATGGGCGCCTGATGAGACATTTAGCGATGAAGTTATCGAAGAGATGGCCAGCTTTCCTTACGGCGACCACGACGACTACTGCGACTCGGCAACTATGGCTTTAATGCGATTTCGTCAGGGCGGGTTCTTATCCTTAAATGAGGATTACCCAGAAGAAGCTAGTTTTTTAAATCGAAAGCGTGTCGTGTACTATTAATATAATGTTAAAATGGAAATATAATGGCAATTGAAAGACGACTAGGCACTGAAAACGACCCCGATATTATGGTTATGGGTTCTGCTGTAGAGGTTTTCCCAGAACCCTCGCGTTCCGATGAGATAAGAAATGCGGCAGAAATACTCGTTTCGGAAGAAAGTATTTTGCTGGGTGATGAGCAGTTTGAAGATCAGCCGCCAGAAATGGAATTCTCGGCTAATTTAGCTGAGGTGGTAGAAGACAGCGTTTTAAATACATTAGCTGGAGACATAATTCAGTCGATAAACCAAGATAAAGAATCGCGGTCAGACTGGGAAAAAACCTATACGGACGGCCTTAAATATTTGGGCATGAAGTTTGACGAAGGCAGAAGTCAGCCATTTGAAGGCAGTTCTGGGGTCATCCACCCAATCCTTGCCGAAGCCGTTACGCAGTTTCAAGCGCAAGCATACAAAGAAATGCTACCGGCAAAGGGTCCTGTCAAAACACAAATAATCGGCGCCAGAACGGTAGCAACAGAAACACAGGCCGATCGCGTTCAGGAGTTTATGAACTTCTACATCATGAACGTGATGAAAGACTACGACCCAGAGATGGATATGTTGTTGTTTTATCTGCCTCTGGCCGGCAGCGCCTTCAAAAAGGTTTATTTCGATAACGTGCTCAATAGGGCGGTTTCTAAGTTTATTGCACCAGAAGACTTGATCGTGCCCTACGAAGCGTCCGATTTATCAAGTGCTGAACGCGTGACGCACGCTATCAATATGTCGCACAACGAAATCAAGAAGCAGCAGCTTTCTGGTTTTTATAGAGATGTAGACGTCAGTAAGCACGGCTACGATTCAACCGAATCTGATGTAGAAGCTGAAATTGACAAATTGCAAGGGATTAAGGCGGGTTACGCTGAAGATCGTGATCATACGATCTTTGAAGTTCACACTATTCTAGATCTGCAAGGGTTTGAAGATGCTGGTGAAGATGGCGAGCCTACAGGATTGAAGCTGCCTTATATCGTTACGATCGATGAGTCGTCCGAGCAAGTTTTATCGATCCGCAGAAATTATAACGAAGGCGACCTATACGCCAATAAAATCAACTTTTTTGTTCAATACAAGTTCCTGCCAGGACTCGGATTTTACGGTCTGGGCTTATCTCACATGATTGGCGGCATCTCCAAGGCCAGCACTTCGATCTTGCGACAACTGATTGACGCCGGAACATTGGCCAATCTACCGGCTGGCTTCAAGGCTAGAGGTATGCGGATCAGGGATGAGGATGAACCGCTGCAGCCGGGTGAATTCCGCGACATTGACACAAGTGGCGGGTCTTTAAGAGATAATCTGATCCCGCTGCCCATCAAGGAGCCCAGCAATGTATTGATGCAGTTGTTGGGCATTCTAGTAGATTCTGGAAAACGCTTTGCAGCCATAGCAGACACCAACATAGGTGACGCCAGCGGTAATATGCCGGTTGGCACCACTGTAGCGCTGTTAGAGCGCGGCACCAAGGTGATGAGCGCTATCCACAAAAGATTGCATTATGCGCAACGACTTGAGTTCCAACTGCTCGCTAAAGTATTTGCCGAATATCTGCCCCCAGATTATGGGTACGACACAGGCACTGGTCCTAGTGCCATCAAACAAACTGATTTTGATGACCGCATAGACGTAGTGCCGGTTTCAGATCCCAATATCTTCAGTCAGAGCCAGAGAATTACGCTTGCGCAAGAGCTATTGCAAATGGTTCAGAGCAATCCAGAGATTCACGGGCCTTTGGGGATGCACGAGGCCTACAAACGAATGTATGCTGCTTTAGGCATTGATAATGTTGAAGCCTTGTTGCAAGCACCGCCAGACACTACCCCAAAACCGATCGATTCAGGACTGGAAAACAGTGGTTTTATGATGGGTCAGCCACAACAAGCGTTTGAGGGGCAAAATCATCAATCGCACGTTGAGGCGCACAGAAGTTTGTTTTTGACACAAGTCGTCAAAGAAAATCCGCAAATGCAGTCAATAATTATTAGTCACTGCATGCAGCACCTTCAGTTCATGTCTGCGCAGATTGCACAGCAACAAATACCGCCAGAGGTGCAACAGCGCATCCAAGGCGTGCAGCAACAGATGCAGCAGATGCCGCCAGAGGAAGCTCAAGCGGCCAGTATTGAAATTCAGATGTTACTAGATCAGTTTTCAGCACCTATCTTGGCGCAATTGACACAAGAATTTTTGCAATCAATCGGCCAGGGCGATGAAACCGATCCTTTGGTTGCAATCAGGCAGCAAGAATTGTCGCTGAAAGATAAGCAAATCGATCAAGAGCAGACCCAGTTTGAGATGAAAGCAGGTCAGCGTGGGCAAGAGAAATTGTTAGAAAGCGAAATTCAGCGTCAGCGCATTAATGTACAAAAAGATGTTGCGGATGATAAGCTGGATTTGTCGATTCAACGGTTGAAGCAACAAGCTGATTTAAAATTGCTTGAATTAGAGCAAAAAATGAGAGCTTAGGTTCCAGGAGCTAACAACATGAACAGTACCCGAGTAGAAGAAGTTGCGGCGTTGCGAGCGCAAAAAAAATTAGATCGTAAGGCCGAAGAGGACGCAGCCCTCGCCACAGCTGAAGCTGAAACGAAAGCTCACGAGGCGAACATGGCAAGAATTGCCAAAAAAATGGCGAGTTTTGCTGGAGAAGTTGGAGCAATCACGATTGCAGAAGAGCCCGCTCCGCCACCAGCTCAAGAGCTGCCTCCGGTTAAGTCCAAGCCAGTAGCCAAGAAAGCGGCTAAGAAAGTGGCTAAGAAAGTGGTAGCAATGAAACCAAGTACGAGTGGCCGATCAAAGGCCATCAAACGTAAAAAATAGGAGTAAACAGTTATGGCCATCAAAAAAGTGCCTAGCAATAAGTCGTTTGAAAAGCCAAACCCAAATGCCATCGGCAAGAATAATGGTGTTACCTCCATTGTGGATATGAAGGGCAAGGGAGCAGCGACCAAGGGACTCAAGTTCAAAGTCAGGAATTAATATGGAAGACGACCTGACTTATTACGACGTGGTGAAGAAACTCATCAAAGATCGCGAAAATCAGATTTCGCAAACACTTATGTCCGGCGCACTAAAAGATATGGAACATTACAAATTTTTGCATGGCGAGCTTTCTGCGCTATACTACATCGATACCGAGCTCAGAGAGCGCAATAAAAGTAATTGATGATGGCAAAACTTGAGAATGTAACCAGTGCGTATGTTGAGGCGGATGATCGCGTGCTAGATCCCACGATCCTCGACGAAAGCGTTTTAAACCGAATGCCGCAACCTACAGGTTGGCGAATGCTGGTGTTGCCTTACGCCGGAAAACTTGAGTCAAAGGGCGGCATAGCCTTTACAAAAGAAACCATAGACAAGGAAGCGTTGGCCTCGGTCGTTGCTTTTGTCGTCAAACAAGGCCCACTTTGCTATGGTGACAAAGCCAAGTATGGTGAGAAGAAGTGGTGTGAAGAAAAGCAATGGGTTTTGATAGGCCGTTACTCGGGCGCTAGGTTCAAGCTTGAAGATGGCGCTGAATGCCGAATAATTAACGACGATGAAGTGATTGCTACCATTCTTTCCCCTGACGATATATTGAGCGTGTGACTATGATAGAAAATGCCAATCAAGCTGAAGAGCAAGAAATTGAGATTAGCGTCGAAGACGATGCTGTTGTAGAGGCTAAGCCTAGCCAAGACGATGAGCTGGAGACGTACACCAAGTCGGTTTCCAAGCGAATCAATAAGCTAAACGCTAAAACGCGAGCAGCTGAAGAGCGAGCGCAAATGGCTGAGCAGATTGCGCACCAACGAGAGGCCGAAATACAGGCTTTGCGCAGTCATTCTCAAGCGCAAGCAGGAACTGTCCTTTTGAAAGAAGAGGAGGCGATGGTTGCCAAAGAAGCGCAAGCTGACGATCTCTATAAGAAAGCGATCGAATCTGGCGATGCGGATTTAATGAGCAAGGCAGACACTTTAAAAAGTGATCTGAGCATTCAGAAGGAAAAGATTCGCCTAGCAAAAAACAGGCAGGATACCGAACAAGCTCAATACAATCAGGCAGTTCAGCAACAGGTTGCCCAACCGCAACAGCAGCAACAACAACAACCTGCTGTAGAGCCGACGACTGAAGCTCTGGGTTGGTATGAGCAAAACAAGTGGTACGGAGATGCGGACGACAAAGGTAACCTCGAGGCTACCCAGTTTGCATACTTCCAGCACTACAATCTTATAAATGAAGGGCACGAGCCCGATTCTGACGAATATTATGACGAATTGAACTC